GTATATATATGTATATGTGTATGTATATATAACCCCGAACCCGAACCCGATCCCGATCCCGAAGACCCGAACCCGAAAGCCCGACCCCGAAGGGTCAGGTTAGATTTTAACAGATTAATTCTTTTATATCGTGATACTGTTGGCCGTCTTTTGCGCTATATTGTGAGAAGTAAGTGCCTGACTTTTTAAAAGGATATTCTGTTACACTCCATTTATTATCATATTGTTTATTTAAAAAAACGTTCATAGCGTTTGAGCTGTTAAAGCATTTAACAGTATATCTATTGCGACTATGTAAACTTTGCGGGCTTGTAATTACTGAATATTTCATGCTGCTTCTCCCTTATATACGCGATCAACGCAAAAACCATAAACGAAGTTCCATTGATCACAGCCTGCCCTCATCATGCTTTGCGCCTGCAAAAATTCATTTGGGCTAACGTAGACAGTCAGGTTGCTTTTGACATCCTCCCAACCTTTGCACTCAACGGTGCGGCCATTGTTTTGAGTTAAGTAAAGCATGATCTTTATCCTTTGCTAAAATAATTTACAAATTCCTGCGCAGACTTACGAGTCCAAAACTCTTGGATACAACCGCCATCTACTACATGGTAAACAGTCACCCCGTTTGAATTCTTTACCTCAGTGATTTCCATCTTTCATCTCCTTTACTAGAATAATCCCACATTATCCCACACCTATATATATGTCAACAAGAAAAATAAAAAAAGATTCGGCGCTGCTTCCTGCTGCACCCTGGCAGCTTTCGAACAATTATTCGGGTTATCTTACCCGGCTGCGAATCCCGATCCTAACCCGGTGGCTGCCCGGAAAAAACTACTGGCTGCAATAACACTGCTATAGGTAACCCGAACAATTCTTCGGTTTGTTTTCCCCGGCTGCGAATCTAAATCCCGACCCCGGCAGCTTGGCAGGTGCTGCTGTTACAACTGGTGCAACCCGAACAATTCATCGGGTTATTTCCCGAACCCGATCCCGGCAGCCCGAATCTTTTATTTTTTATTGAGGGATTTTAAAGGCTGCTGAGGGCAACCCGAACATGTTTGCTAACTCGAACCCGAATAAGTTTGTAAAGCTGCTAGGCGATGTGTTTCTGGGAGTCTAAGACCCCGTAAGACTGCCCGCGCATAGCGCAGAGCTTATTCGACAAGGCTTTCGCTATCGTAAGTTATGTCGATTTGTTCGGGTTCTATGGGATTTTCTTCAGGTGTTACATCAATCATTCGATCTTTAGCACGAGTCATAAATTCCTGTAGCTGTTGAACGATTTGATCACGGGTTAGGGCATCAACGTTTTCGTGTGTTACGTGGCTACGGGCTACCATAAGACCTGTTACCTTGAGGCGAAGTTCTTCGGCTTTAATAGCGGCTCCAAAGTTTCCTGCTTCCCACGCTTCATCTCTAAGCCTTTGCATATCCCGAACAGATTTGGTCACTGAGACCCCATACTTGCTTTCGAGTTCCTGTCTCATTTCTTCCATGCGTTCTTTTACGACTGGGTTATTGAGAAGCTGGACGGCTCTAACGTTTGGGGATTTATATCCTGCTGATCTGGCGGCTCCTGTCTGAGTCATATCTTTATGTATATAATTATCTAAAAACTTTTGTTGTTGCGGCTGCAACCTACGTCCGCCTTTTTCAATCTGTTCTCCAACCTTTGGCATTTAGAAACCTTTTAGCTTACATCACCTCTAAAACATAACCCGAACAACAAAAGATAACAAGCCCATAATAAACCAATACTTCCCATACTTGAACAATTTTTCTAAGATTATTAATTACATCAAGGGGGGGACTGTATATACCCCCCTATAAGGGGGTTGACGTAGTTGACGTAAAATAACCTATTGATATTAAACGATTTTCTACGTCAAAACGCAAAGTTGACGTAGTTGACGTAAACAACCTAAACCATTGAAAACAAATACAATTCCACATCAACGTCAACTACATCAACTTTTGACGTGAAATAAGTTGACGTAGAATATCGTTTAAAATCAATACATAACTTTTCTTATCTTTTTGCTTGACTGTACTAATCAGTATAGGTATACATGGGACAATTCTAGCAAACGGAGACTAACAGCATGACAAATGAAATCAAAAGTAATATCATCAGAGACCTACAAGGCATAGACGAAGCCGTGAATAGCCATGTGCTTACATTGGCTGGAGACAACCACACAATCAGAATGTTTTCTTGCTGGATTGATGGGTCGTACTTAGGTGAAGACCACTACAGACAGAACCTTAAGCGAATAGGAGCCTGCGAGGGCAACCGCAAGAAGCTACGTTCATTCGTTATCGAGCAGTTTACTAAGTACATTGCACACGATGCGAAGTGTTCTTACGGATATGCTCAGGAAGTTATCGTTGATTACTTAGGAACTGAACTACTTCACAACCTTAACTCAGAGCTGATTGACTATGTAACTGAATTCCACGCTGAAAAAGTGGGAGAAGTAGCATGAGCAACTACAGTTCAATGTCAACACGCATCAAAAAAGCAGTAACAATGAAAGACCTTTGTTCTTTGGATAAGTCTTTAAGCAGGGTCTATAACGTGGGCGCACTGTCTACCAGTGAGTTTATGAGACTTGACGGAATGATCCTTGATCGTCAAATTAAGTTGGAGGTGGCGTAATGTTTTATATGGCATATGGAATGAATACCAACCGCGATGCAATGGCGGCCCGCTGTCCTAAAGCAAAACCTATGGGCGCGTTTTACCTGCCGGATCATAGGCTAGTATTTCGCGGCGTTGCTGACTTTGTAGAAGATACAGAAAGCGTTTTACCTGTTGTACTGTGGGATATTACGCCCGATTGTTTACGTGCGCTTGATCAACTGGAAGGCTACCCTCATTTTTACAATCGTCGCAAGTTAAACGGCGCTTGGATTATTTACGAGATGGTTGACCAAACCCGAACGCATTTGCCAAATAATGGATACTATCGCATGATTGAGGAAGGCTACAAGGATTTTGGCCTTGATGATTGGCACTTACGCCACGCAAAAGCAGATGCAAGGGATCTAGTAGCATGAAGTTTATTCAACAAACAAATATAAACGGGGGCATTATTTTGCTGCCCAAAGAAATTGCAAGAAAAGCAAGGAGAAAGTAAATGACTAAACAAACATATAAAAAATGGAGCATGGCAGATCATGCAGAACTGGTATTGATGCGCGAAGCTAAAGTACCAACTAAGGAAATCGCTAGGGCTTTGAAGCGTACACCTTCATCTGTAGTTAATCACATATACCAACACGAAATACCATATGGAAGAACTGAAACTTTTAACGAGGTTATTGATGCCGCGCTTGCCAGAGGTGAAATAGAAATTAGCAATAATGATAATATTTTGTTTAAACCTGATATAAATAATAAAAATCGTGCGAACAAATGGATTGCACGAGAGAGAGCATCCCGAAAGCAACGCAGAAAAAATACTTTTATGATGGTTATAACTGCTTTTATTGTTTTTGTTGGGCTTGTTTCTATTTATCTTCAAATAACATAATTAAAATGACCCCGCAGAAATGTGGGGTTTTTTATTGTCTAATTTATAACCCGAACAAGTATTCGGATTACATAACCTACAGCGGTGTTTTGTGTACCAGTAGTATTTTAACCTATAGCTGTGTTTTATGTACCAGTAGTTTTTTATGTACCAGTAGTTTTTTAATTGACTGATTACACATTCCTACGTTATTATAAATACATCGCATTGTTTTTTTTGTTTTGCAATGCGCATAACTACACCCCCGACTGGCTAGGTTTCGCACTGCAACGTTGGGGGTTTTTTTATGAGATGATGAAAAACGGATTTAAATCCCGATTACAATCCGACCCGAACATAAATTTTATTATATATACTGTTGACCCCGATCATAAGAAATGTTATGTATTAGGTCTAGCAAAGAAAGGTAATAAAATGACGCAATCATATCAATGGCTTATCACCTCAACTGGTTCTTTTGGGTACGACAAGCAAAAGGTTATTTATAGAAATTTATGTATATCTGAAGAGCTACCCGAAAACTTTGAGGATGCCTGCCACTTGGCGTACGATCACTGCAAAGATGATGAATCAATCCGAGTTTTACTCCTTGATCGAGATACCAACACATTTCAGGATCAGACCGATCAGGTTGCATACTTTGTGGCTCTACACCTGCTTGACCCAAGCGACCAAGAGCATGGCTTCCCCGAATGGGCGCAGGACGCGTTCGATAGCATTGATAAACAACCAACTGAAAAAGATCAAAACTAAACAAACCCGAAATGGAGAAACAAATGATTAAGAAATTACAAGATAAAAGAAGCAACAAAAAATGGACTGCTAAGGAAATTCAAGATTTGCTTCAATTTAAATCCCAAGGCTTTAATAATAGCGAAATTGGTGCTTACCTTCAACGATCTGAAAAAGCTATTGATTTAAAAATGTCTAAGCTAAGGACAGCGATAAAGGGCGCAGGAGTTAAAGTCGATGATCCTTCGCAGTTAATAAATTCTAAACCTTACAAAAAACCTTACAAACTTCCAAAATTAGACCTTAGGCTTGACGCTATGGTTGATAATGAGTTTCAGTATAACATTTCTAAGCGTAGAGTAGAGATTATTAAGCAGAATAATATGGAAAAAACCATAGCCAAGCTTACGTGGGTTATCTGGGTTGGTGCGATTTGTGGTGTGTTCTGGATTGGTACTATGGTAGGGAAAATATTGTAATGTCTGAAAAAGATTTAGAGCTTCAACGTATGCTTAATGACGTGTTCGCAAAAGTATTTGGAAAGGATTGGTAATGGCTAAATGGAGCAAACCTATAACGATTGATACGTCTCAACGCCCTACATTTAGGCATATCCTTGAGAGATTAAAGGACATCAAGACGCAATCCGATTTGGAAAGCTTAAAGGACGAGGTTCAAGGGTATTTACCCTTGGATCAGTTCGAAGAGGACTTTGATGTGCAGTTTGCAATTGAAAATATCAAGCGTGATTACATTTCAAGAGCTATAAGCAACAGCAAGACGCTGTACGAAGCCGCAGATTTGCTCGGCTTAAAGAGCTATCAGGTTTTGGTTAATTGGATGAAGAAGTTAGGTATTGAAAAATAGTCGCGCAAGGCGGCGATTAATTCGTGTAAATGTTAGCGCATTTGGTAGCGAATTTATCTAAGTTATGATCTGATATTAACTTTGCCCGTTTAAATCTGATTAAATTTAACCGCCTTGCCTTTCTTTTATAAACAACACAAAAACTCAGTCAATCAATTATTGATTGAAAGCTAAATAAATGGTATAACCCGAACAAGTTCACTCGGAGATTATACATGGTAGCCTCACCCTACGCAAATTCTATAAGACGTATGCCGTTTTCACAGCCTAGTTTTTCGTCTGGAATTATGGGTACTCCTTCTCTTATGAGTTCCCAACCTACAGAAGATAAGTTTAAAGGATTTACTGGTTTAGGAAATGATGGTTACGGAAGTATGTCGCAAGGTCCAAATGATCGTAAACTTTCAGATGGTTTTTTTGTAAACGATCCAAGAAGAAAAGGACCAAAACCTAGTCTTTTACTTAATGGCGTTATTCCTAGAGGTGGTTTTAATATAGACCCTA